TTGGCTCAGAATGCCAATAATATCTTCGGGATGAAATGCAGCCTGTCCGGAAATACCTGGAGCGGATCCAGCTGGGACGGCAAGAGCAAGTACACGAAGAAGACGCAGGAACAGCACACAGATGGAAACTATGAGACGGTCACGGCAGATTTCCGTAAGTATCCCTGCATAGAGGATTCTATTGCTGACCATTCCGCTTATCTGCTTGGAGCGAAGAACGACAGCAAACTGAGATATGACGGGCTGAAGGGATGCACGGATTATAAGAAGGCAGTCCAGATCATCAAGGATGGCGGGTATGCTACAAGCCTGACCTATGTGGAGAAGCTTTGCTCCATCATCGAGAAGTGGAACCTGACTCAGTACGACGCGAAGGATTCCGGCGGTGAGGTGATCCGGTGGTATCGAGTGAGGAAATCCTGGGCGGACAGCAAGACGCAGAAGGGTGCTTATAAGATTCTGGACAATGCGAAGAAGTGCGCTGATCAGAATCTAGGGTACAAGGTGTTCGACGTCGATGGCAAGGTTGTGTATGAGCCGAAGGCTGCGCAGTCTGAGGTGAAGGTGCCGTTCTTGGTGAAGGTCAGTATCTCTGATTTGAATATCCGGAAAGGTCCGGGAACGGATTTCGGCAGAGTTCGTTTTATTGAGCCAGGGGTGTTCACTATCATGGAAGTTCGGAGCGGTAAAGGCAGTTCCGCCGGATGGGGCAGGTTAAAGAGCGGAATCGGATGGATCTCGTTGGATTTCGTCCGTAGGATTTAAGAAGACGGCTGGTGGAGATATGTTTCTCTACCAGCCGCTATTTTTTTTGGATAAAAATCGGAATCCTTCATGTCTGGGGAACTTTAAGGAGTAGCAAGGACGAAGGAGGTTCCCTTTATGACATTAGAAGAAATGAAAGCTGTGGATGTTAGAACGGCCAGCAGAGATGAATTGGTTGATATCCATGATGTACATATTGACAGAACATTGCCAAAGGTCGAGAGAATAAAAGACTTTATCCGTCAGATCAAAAATCCGTATTTGTTCAAGTGTGGGAACGTTGTAGTGAAGATGGAGTTTGCAGATACAGATCTGACACTGGAGGATTGCATGGAGCATTATCTGCGGAACAGGTGACGGTGGTCATCTTTTTTATGACGTGGCAATTGGCGCGTGGGCGTGTTACGATAGGCTCAGGTCGAAACAAATATCACTAAGCTGAAAAGCCTGATTGCTGGATTTCTGACTGAGCAATATCAGTCGAAAGGAGCATCAGGCTATGAGTGTTTTATCGAAAGAATATAACGCATGTATTTATGCGAGACTGTCGCGTGATGACGGTGATAAGCTGGAAAGCGACAGTATTACCAATCAAAGAGCCCTGATCAGGGACTTTATTTCCAAGCATCCGGAGATCCATGTGGTTTCAGAAAAAACCGATGATGGTTATTCCGGTGTCAATTTTGACAGACCTGCATTCCAGGAGATGATGGAAGACATTCGCTCCGGGAAGGTAAACTGCGTGGTTGTCAAAGACCTATCCCGTTTCGGAAGAAATTATATAGAAGCTGGTAACTACATTGAGCGAGTTTTTCCATTTATGGGCGTTCGCTTTATTGCTATCAATGATAGTTACGACAGCCTTGATCGAAACCAGTCCGATTCACTGATTATTCCCTTCAAGAATCTGATCAATGACGCATACTGCAAGGATATCTCTGTAAAAATCCGCAGTCAGTTAGAGATCAAGAGGAAGAAAGGACAGTTTATCGGTGCTTTTGCTGTGTACGGATATCTAAAGGATCCAGAAGATCATAACAGGCTGATTCCTGATACTTATGCTTCCGAGGTTGTGAGAGCAATTTATAAGTGGAAGCTTGAAGGGATGAGCCAGGGACGGATTGCGGAGAAGTTGAACCTACAGGGTGTGCTCTGTCCGATGGAGTATAAGCTGTCTATGGGTATCAAGGTTCAGACAAACTTTAAGGTGCGCAAGCAGGCTTTGTGGTCTCCAAGATCGGTGACGAGAATTTTGACAAACGAAATATATACCGGAGCTTTGATACAGGGTAAGACCAGTACACCAAATTATAAGGTGAAGAAGATTGTTGCGAAAGATGAGACAGAATGGATTCGCGTTGAGGATGCGCATGAGGCGATCATTGATCGGAGAACATTTGATGATGTGCAGCGGATCCTTCAAAAGGATATTCGTTCTGCACCGGATGAAGAAGTAGTGTATCCATTTTCCGGATATCTGAAATGCGGGGATTGCGGTCAGAATATGGTGAGGAAGACATATACTTCTGGAGACAAACGGTACACCTATTACATCTGTTCTACAAGGAAAGCCGGAAAGGGCTGCAGCACTCATCAGATTACAGATGATGAGCTAAAGGATGCGGTGCTTCAGGGAATACGCAGCAGAGTGGCCAGTGTTATAGAAATGGAAGAACTATTGAAGATTGTCGAGTCTCTGCCGGAGACACAGAGAAACGTTTTCAATTATGATGCTCAGATCGTGAAGCTGAAGGAGGATATTGAGAGGAACCGTAGCTTCAAAATGAAGTTATATGAGAACTTGCAGGAGGGAATGATTGGGCAGGAAGAATACTTCCTTTTTAAGAAAAGCTATGAGAGCAAAATACAGTCTGCTGAAGCCGCAATTGCAGCAGTAGAACAGGAACGACAACAGGCCATAGAACATAACCGTGAGAATTATGCATGGATCGATATCTTTAAGAAGTATCAGAATATCACTTTCATTGAGCGTAAGACTGTTGTGGAGTTGCTGGAAGAAATAATTGTTCATGAAGATAAGAAAATCAGGCTCTGTTTCAGATACGGCGATCAGTACACAAAGCTGGTAGAGCTTTTGGAAAACTACTCTGGAACAGCGGAATAGGAGGCAAACGATGGCAAGAAAGAGCAGAAAAAATGTCAATCAGAAGGTAGATTCGACAATCGTGACAGCCTCATATACCATGACGGGAATATATGTGAGGCTGTCTATTGAAAACAGTGGTAAAGATGATGATGGGGATTCCATTGAGAATCAGACAAGCATTTGCAAAGAATATGTGGAAGAGCATCCGGATCTGAAACTCTATGACATATATGAAGATAACGGTAAAAAGGGAACAAACTTTGATAGACCGGAATTCAATCGGCTTATGGATGATATCCGTGCCGGTAAAGTGAAATGTGTTCTGGTGAAGGATCTGTCGAGGTTCGGGCGTGATTATATCGAAGCCGGTGAGTATCTGGAAAAGATATTTCCGTTTCTGGGAGTCCGGTTCATTTCCATCACGGATGGATATGACAGCTTGACCGCCGGTGACGCAGAAGGTGCGTTGATGATCCCGCTGAAAAATATGATCAATGATGTCTATGCAAAGGATATTTCCAGAAAGATCATCACCAGCTTCAGGGCACGGCAGGAAAAAGGAGAATATCTTCCGGCATTTCCGCCATATGGTTATGTGAAATCAAAGACCAAGGCTTATAGATATGAGGTGGATGAAGAGGTCGCTCCATATGTGAGAATGATCTTCGAATGGAAGGCGGCAGGCGTTTCTCATAGCGAGATTTGCAAGAGGCTGAATGACATGGGAGCCGTTACACCCGCAAGGCGAAAGGTAGAGTTGGGAATCTGGCATGCTGAGAAGTATAAGCATACAATTTGGCATGGACGAACAATCATTGACATTATGAAGAATGCGACTTATACCGGAACGCTGGTGTATGGGAGGATGCCGAAGTCCTTGTATCAGGGTATAAAGTGCCATAGGGCAAAGCCGGATGAATGGAGATGTATACCTGATGCACATGAAGCAATTGTCAGCCAGGAACTGTTCGATAAGGTTCAGAAAATCTTTGATGAGAGATCCGAGAGGATGCAGAAGAAATGGGCAGAATCAAAGCAGGTAAGGGATAAGATTGTCAACCTGTTCGTGAAGAGGATCTACTGTGGAGATTGTGGAAAGCGGATGCGCTTTGTAAAGGGCAACAATGCACTAAGGGATAAGAACTTCTATTACACCAATTATGTCTGCGGCGGTTATCTCGACAGCGGTTACAGGAACTGCACGAGACACAGCATTCGTTATCAGGATGTGGTGGATGCGGTATTTGCAGCAATGCAGGTGCAGATGGAATATGCACTCAATCAAGAAAAGATGATGCAGAAGCTTCGCGGGACAGCGAAAGAACACAATCTGATTGATCAGTATGTTGCGAAGGTGAATTATTTGACGCAGGAACTGAAAAAGGTCAATTCACGCAGGGAGGGATTGTTTGAGAGTTTTGCTGAAGGAATCCTTGATGAGGCGGACTACCAGTACGCGAAGAAATCCTATGATGAAGAGTATGCCAGTTTGGAGAAGCAGCTTTCTGAGGCAAAGTCGAGAAAAAAGGAGCTGGATGGTGTGCTTACTGCAAATAATGAATGGCTTCAAGCTATGCATAAGGTAGAAGATGCCACGGAATTGGATCAGGATTTGGTTAATGCTCTTGTGAAGAAAGTTCTGATCTATGAGGATAATCGCGTTGAGGTAGAGTTCAAGTTCAGAGAACAGAAAGATGTATTTGATAGGATCTTAGGTGAGATGAAGAAGGGAGCTGTTCAGAATGGGTAAATGGGTGATTGGAAAATACATCCGATTATCTCAGGCTGATCGTGACCTGATGATACGGGAAAATAAAGCTGAAAGTGAAAGTATTTCCCACCAGAAGGCTTTGATCCAGAATTACATAAGTGGTGATCCTGAACTTGCCGGATGCGAGCAGTATGAGTTCTTTGATGACGGATACAGTGGTACCAATTTCGAGCGGCCTTCATTTGAGCGACTGTTGGAAAAGATTAAGGGCGGAACAATCAACTGTGTCATTGTGAAGGACTTTTCTCGTTTTGGCCGTGATTATATTGAACTGGGTGATTATTTGGAGCGTATTTTTCCGTTCCTGGGCGTTCGGTTCATCTCCATCAATGATCATTACGATAGTCTGGACTACAAGGGAACCACCGGTGGACTCGATGTAGTGATGAAGAACATTGTATATGATTATTACAGCAAAGACCTTTCGGTAAAGGTCACGACAGCTAAACGTGCAAAGATGAAACGCGGAGAATATATTGGCGGTCATGTGCCATTCGGGCTTATGAAAGATCCGGAGGATTATCATAAGCTGATGATTGATCCGGAGGCAGCACCTATTGTCAGAGAAATATTTGAAGCTGCGATAAGCGGTATGAGGATCACAGATATAGCCAGAATGCTCAACGAAAAGGGGTACGAGACACCGGCACGATATTATCAGCGGAAGCATCCGGAGAAGAATAAGTTTAAGAACACTTCGGAGCTGGACTGCTGGAACCATAATTCAGTCAGGCGTACTCTAAAACAAGAAATGTATTATGGAGCTGTTGTGGGGCATAGGCGTGAAGGTATCGGCGTTGGATGGAAGCATTCTGTAGCGATACCAAAGGATGAACAGATTATTGTCGAGGGTAAGCATCCGGGGATTATAACGAAGGAAGAGTTCATGGAGGCTCAGAAGATTTTTCGTAAGCGCCGTGAGACAAAACAGGTGACGGATAAGAGCTATCCTTTGTGGAAGAAAGTCAGATGCGGCACTTGTGGTAGGGCGATGCCGTTTAAGGATAGAATCATCAGAGGCAAGCCTTATAGATATTTCGGATGTCCGCATTCGCAGGCTCAGGTTGGTGATGGTGGTTGCAGTAAGGAATATATTCGGGAGGATGTGCTCAATGAGGTTGTCTGGGAATCCATCAAAGTCCTGCTGAGTACAGCGGAAGATGCAAAGAAAAAGGTGAGACAGAGGCAGCAGGAAGCTGATCGGGATAATTCCAGGTTGGTTAAGAAGCTGGCAAAGCTACAGAAGGACAGAGAAAAATGTGATGCGGAGCGGTTTGCCAATGTTGATCAGTTTATGGCCGGTACTCTGGATAAGGATGTATATCAGAGCAGGCGTGCTGATCTGACACGGAGGGCTGAGAGGCTTGATGCAGAGATAGCAGAGCTGGAAGAGAGGCTTCATGAGGCAGAGGTTGTACAGGATGATGGCACGCAGGATGCTTTGGAAACGCTGGATAAGTTTTCCGGGGCCACGGAGCTTGATCAGAAGATTGTGCAGGCTTTGGTTGATAAGGTAGTTGTTTATGATCCAAGGCATGTGGAGATACGCTGGAAGTTCTCAGATGAGGTTCTGAAGCTGCTGCAGGAATGAGATAGGAGTCGGTTGGAGTGATCTGACCGGCTCTTTTTTCGTTGAAAAAACGCATATTTCATGGTACAATAAGTTATCTGTTTTGTGAAACTGATTGAGAACAGGGTAAGAGCGAATATGGTAAGAAACAATATTGAAATAGATGTAAAAGTAAAATGCATAGAAGAAGGGACTACACAGGCAGCGGTGGCTGAGCAGATCGAGACCACCAAGTCCTACGTGAACCGCGTCATCAAGAAGCCGAACGGAGTGGTGAATAATACGTTTGTTCAGATGATGGAGGCTCTGGGATACGATATTGAGCTGCATTATGTGAAGAGGGAAGAGTAAGAATATGACCGAACAGCAATATAAAAAATTGATGATTGATATGGTTGTGATGAGTGATTACGCAAAAAAGGAAGAGGTAGCAAATGCGCTAAGAATCGCTACTATATCATTTCAAAAAGAGTGGGCATTTACACGTCATTTACCAGATCATAGACAAGAATATATATTGATTAGTGTAATTCCAACCCAACTGAATGTTTTAAAAGAACATGAGACATTTTTGGATGATATATGCAGGCAAGTATATGAACCAAATGATTATTATGAATACTGGGGACTTGTTCTTAAGCCAGGAGTGCTTAATACTGAGAGCGAAGAGATAAGCCAGGAGATTTTGTTCGATAATATTCAATCAAGAATCGTTGAAGAGATAAGAAATGCTAAATATTTGATTTGGGTTGCTATGGGATGGTTTACCAATCCTGTGATATATAACGAGCTGCTGAAAAAAAGAAGACAAGGGATAGACGTAAAAATAATTATTGATAATAATCCGGTTAACGAGCATAAACCTTCGTTTAGGTTAGAGGATGATTTTGAGGTATTTCGGGTAGATGTGAGATCCGAAAAATATAAGAATATTATGCATAGGAAATTTTGCGTCATAGATCTCGAAGTAGCGATGCATGGTACGTTTAATTGGACATCGGCAGCTAACTATAATAAAGAGAATTGGGATATTGATCGTAACAGAGAAACTGCGAAAGCATTTGCGGAAGAGTTTGTTAATATGAGGAAAGAAGCGGAGAAATCTACAACATGGTATTCTTTTTAAGATAGAACTCTGCCATCAAAAATATGGCAGAAAAAAGTGTTAGACCTACCTTGACATACGCTGACGAATGCCACCGCAGCCAATTTGGCGATATGCATACG